CAGTCTAGGGGCCGGGTTTTTTACTGGTGTCTATAGCGGTCCACAATGCCCCGCTAATAATCAACGTATCGCTACGATGACGGATGTTAGGTGGGTGAACTACAACAGTGGGCAGGGCGGGGATTATCGGCTCTGTACTGGGGCCGGTGTACCAGATGTTAGCTGTCCGGGTGCAAGCCCCGCCGCCACTACAAGTAGCACAAGCGGTCCACTTGGGGTCAATTGGACTCAAGTTGATTATGCCTCGGGTGGAGCAGAAGCCGGAACTCCAGATTATCATTACATGGAAATGAAGATAACCCGCGCTAATCCGGGCGGCATTGCTTATACTTCCTATGGCTCAAGCGCTTGTACCGGAGAGATAGTGAATACCAACACTAACTCCGTTGTGGATAGCTGGACTGACGCAGGTGGGACTAATCGCTACCGTACTCACACCCCCATTAGCCTATCTGCCGCGCCCTATACGGTTAATGTGACCTGTGATGGGCGGATTAAATCGCGTCAATACGTAGATTACAATTAGATAAAAACGATGGCCAAAGAATTAATCGATGAGATCTCTCGGAATGACGATATAGATCTCCTCAAGTTATCCTCCCGCGAGATTCGACAATTGGGAGTATCCCGTTGGCGCGCACGGACGGATCTCCTCTATCTAGAGAATAACGTTTTGGGTAAGAATTTAATCTCCCAGGAGTTCAACGGTGGTTTGATAGATATTCTCCAGAAGTTCCCCAAGGCGAAAACGAAAGAACAAGCCATGGAGCATGATAAGTTTATCGGAGGGAAATGGATCTATAAACCCCTTGTTCCTAATATGGAAGACCTCGTTGGGCCGCGCCGTCGTCTCATCTTAGATCACCGGGGCGCGTTTAAGACTGAGATCAATTGCGGGGGTCACACGATGCAATGGTTATTAAATTACCCCGCCGCTTGCGTAGCTATTTTCCAGTACAAACTAGAGAAGGCGGAAACCATCGTAGGCGGGATCAAGGAACATTTCCAATTCAACGGGAAATTCCGCGCCCTCTTCCCCGAGTTATGCCCCCCAAAGGATAAAATTTATCAATTCGGCACCAAGTCTGAATTCAATATCTGGGACATAGAACGTAAGCGGGGATCTACGAGAAGAGAATCCTCCGTGATGGCGGCTTCACTTGATGCTGGATTAGCGGGATATCACTTTGAGGTATGTAAGTATTCAGACGTAGTGGAACCACAGAATACCGAAACCTTAGATCAGTGCCTTAAAACCATCTCTAAATTTGGTGTAGCAGAATATCTTCTAATCGGCCTCGGCTATTGGATCGACGTAGAAGGGACCCGCTATCACTTCGGGGATCTCTATGGGCACATTCTTAATAACCACAAAAAGCAACTCGCGCGGGATGGGGAAAGTGAGTGGGCCGTTTATTGCCGTGGAATCTTTATGCCGAATATTCCCTACGAGAAACGGAAGTATACCCCCGAGGAGTTATCTCTCCCGGATAAATTAGACGAGAGTGGAAAACCAATCCCCGTTTATCCCCCAAATCTCGCCAATCGCTTTGGGTCGGTTAAAAAATTACTCCTCAACGAAGAGGAAGATCCCGTGAACTTCAGCGCCCAGATGCGTAACAATCCGATAGGTGGGCGCGGTGGTGTGGCGGATTTCCCCGTCGTTATGAAGGATGATAAATACGAACGTCCTTTAGTGGTGCCACGGTTTGAGTATGAATCCATAGCGAAGTCGTATTCCATACTTTCGGTGGATTTCGCGGAAACCGTAAGTGAGCGCGCCAATTGGACCGTCTTTGCCCACGCCACTATCGACCGTGTTGGTAGGACTTATATCGATATGTTGGTGAGAGAAAAATGGCAACCCCATGAGAGCGTTAAATATTTACTCAGTGTTTGTAACAAACTTCGTCCCACCTATCTAGTAATGGAAGAGGTTAATTTCACACGTGGCTTACGTGTCGCGTTGGAACGGGAATGGCAAACAAATCCCTCCAACTACAAACCCTCAATCAGATGGACGAAAAGGCCCGCGAATAAGGAGAAGGAGGAGCGTATTCGACTCACCCTTCAACAGCCTTATAAGACTGGTGATATCCGGTTTGTGAAAGATAAGATCACAGATACGGCGTGGGCGGGGCTAATCCAAGAACTTCGCGAATTTCCCCGTTCTACGTCGGACGATATCTTGGATGCCATCTCAGACATATTCGATACTCGGGATTGGTTCGGTAAGGAGTATGGAAAATCTACGGTTCCAAATGAATACGTCCCCATTTTTGACGATCCCACCGCTGTAACCGAATTTATCATAGCCACCGGTAATCTTCCTATGGACACAGGTCCTTTCAACTCCGATTCCACTTGTATAGTAACCCCCGATAACCTCATCGAGTCCTTCTACGGAAACTTCCGAGGGTAAATAGATGGTAAAATTGATGTAGGAGAATTATTGATAAGATGGGATGGCTAAAAAAGCTCGGAAAAGGTGCCTCAAAGGTGGGATTTGGCCTCAAAGCGGCCCTTGGTTCCACCGTCGCGATTGAAATTGCGGAAACTCTCGCGAAATCTAACCCGGATATCCCCCCGGAAATCGCAAGTGCGGCCAAACTTGCCCTAAATGTCCTTATTATCTACAAAATGGCCTTCAATAACGCCGATGGGACCCCCTCCACGACCCCATACGTACCCCAAAATAACGCGAAGGGAAAGTAAAACGTGCCCGAATACGGTGTAGTCCCCGAGACGGAGATAATTTCTCTCGATGCGGCCCCGCTCAAGCTCTCTTCCCAGGAGATTTCTAACGAATATGCTCTAACGAAGGTTCTCCAGGATTTTTACTACTACGAACGCGAGCGAACCTCTACAGAACGCAGGTGGAGGCTAAATGACGCCCTCTATTGCGCCTATGTGGAGCCCCGGTATTGGCCAAATACGAAGCTCCTGCGGTCAAACTTGGGCTCCGGGATTGTCTCTGAGCAAGTGGAAGCTGCCTATGCGATGATTTGTCAGTCCCTATTCTCTCAGCCGGAGTATTTCTCAATCGAGGCGGACGTAGGTGGGGACCCCAAGGCGGCACGTCAACAAGGGGCTTATATGGATTATGCCTTCAACTACCCCCAGTTGAACCAGATGAGCGCGGAGATTGAGTATAAGAATGCCGCCAAAGATCAGTTACTATACGGCGCGGGAATTCTGAAGGTAGAATTTAACTCTGATAAAAAGATCCCCTTTATCACTCGTAAAGATCCCCGGAATATCTACTTCGATCCCGCTTGTCCGGGGCCCTTCATCGACCGGGCTAGAGCCGTCATCGAACGCACCTTCCTTACGATAGACGAATTAGAGATGTTTCGGAATGATAAACGGATGTTCGTTCCCGATAAGGACGCCCTTTGGACGCTCTCGCAGGGCTTGACAAAGACGGATGGGGATAGGGGAAAGGAATTTAAGGAATCCCTCCATGGGGTCAATTACTCCGTAGGTTCCTCTGATAATTCCCCGGTCCCATCCCAGAAGCGAATCGAACTCCTCCAATATTATACGGGAGGTGAGATCATTTGGATTCTTAATCGACGGGTTGTGATGTATAAGGATAAGAATATTTATGGGTTCATTCCCTATGTACTCATCCCCTGTTATGTCTATACTTCGTCTCCCTATTCTCTATCTATCGCGGATATGCAAGAGGCGAATCATCGTTACCTAGAATCCCTAGTGAACGCGCGCCTCGATCAGGTTACCCTTTCCCTATTCCCCCCTCGTGCGGTCCCCCGTGGTTTCATGTTCACCCCCCAAATGCAAACCTGGGGGCCTGGGTCGATGTACCAGATGGATGAGCCCGAGAAGTTCAATGCCATTCAGCAACAGGATGTGACGAAGGATATCTTCCAAGAGATCGGGTTTATCCAAAATAGTGCGGATCGTAAAACGGGCATTAATTCCATGCTAAGTGGTATGCCGTCGCCCTCGAACGCAAATCGTACCGCTTCTGGAGTAAATACCCAGCTACAGGGTTCTGCTATACGTCTGTACCCATTGGTGGATAACTTCGAGAACTACGGCATCATCCCTTCGGTGTGGAAGGCGCTTAAGATGAGTGAGATCCACCTCACTTCACAGGACACTGTTCCCGGTGTGGTGAGGAATCCGAATAACCCCGAGGATGTTAGATTTTTACAAGTTAGCGCGGAAGCCTTCAAGAGCGCCACTCGTGTACGTGCTCGTGCGGCTTCAAAGATGCTCTCCCGTGATCGCCTCACCCAGATGTATCAATTCGTGGCCCAAAACGTGATGAACGGGCAAGTTATCGGGATGTTAAATCAAAGCGGCCAAACGGTTGACTTTGGGGAATTAATCCAAATGTTAATGGACGCCACAGGTGTTCCACGTCGTTATAACATCGTCCGTCCTCTCACCCCCGAGGAACAGCAATTCATGCAGCAGCAGCAACAGGCCCAAGAACAAGCCAAACAACCTGCTGAGATGGCTAAAGCCCAACTCGAATCCCAAACTCGCCTACAAATGGGCCAGATGAAAGCCCAAGGCGAAGCGCAAAAGAACCAAACCGCTCTCCAGATCGCCCAGATGAAAACCCAGGGGAGCGGCCCCACTCCAGAGGAAATCCAGATGAAGCAAATGGAATCCCAAGCGGAGATGGCCCTCAAGGAAAAAGATATCCAAATGAAGGAACAGGATATGCGCGCTAAACAAGCCGTAGCCCAGTTGAAAATCTTCATGGATCAAGCTAAACTAAGAGCTAAGCAAGGGGAGATCCAAATGAAAGCCCAAGAGCATCAAATGGGGCTCCGAGCGAAGCAAAGTGAGATGGGAATGAATCTTCAAACGAAGGCGCTCATGAATCGACAGGCGCTAAGGCAGAAGGAAGAGTCCCACGCGCAGAATTTGAAATTGAAGGAGAATGAACCCCGCGTTGGTAATGTCAGAGTGAGACGTTCCGCTGTGCAAACGGATCGGAAACGCGGGGATAAAACGTAACTAAATGGAATTCGATAACTTAAACCAAGCGGCCTTAAGTGCCCTTCACCAGATGTTCCTCTCCCCAGGATACGCAATCCTAGAAAAGATCCTGGATGAATCCCTAGCGGATACTTCCCGTGGGGTTCTTGAGTGTGATTCCACCACGGATGAGGATATTCAGTTAATTAATAACCTCCGGGGATGTAACTCCGTCATCGGTGAGATCAAAACTTTGAGGGAAACCGTTTCCCAAAAGGTAACGGAAAGCCAGCAACAATTTCTCTTCGCAGAGAATGAACGAGATACGCATGACCACCCCTGGATCGCGGAGGGTTCCTTAGGTAAGGAAACCTTCTTGGGTGGGCGCTCCTAAGTGGGGCGAAGCGGTATAATTGAATTTAGGAAAGGTTTTTTATATAAATGAGTGATGTACTAAATCCGGCTCCCACGGGAACCGTTGATAATGGCCTTGATGCCACGCTTGCGAAGTATCTAGAAAAGGAAGGAGGTGGTCCAGGATCTACTCCATCGGGGGCTCCACTTAACGTTCGATTTGGGAACGAGACAATTAGTGTTAAGTCCCCCGAGGAGCTTCAGGGAGAACTCGATAAGCGAATGCAGGTGTTCGCACAGGCTTATCAAAATGAGCGGTCACAGTGGGAGGCGCGATTGGCGGCACAATCCACTCCCCCTCCCCCATCGGTTACTACACCTACAGCACCAGTGGGTGAGGACGATCCGGTAGCGTTTGTTCAGCGATTGGTGAGTGATCCACGGGGAACGCTTGAGACGGCGCTTTCGTCCCGATTTGCGGAGTTAGATGAATTGAAGGGACAGTTGGAGCGGCAACGGTTTACGATGGCGCATCCCCTCTACGGTGATACTCGCATCATGACGGGCCTAGAGGCCGTTTGTAAACAAAACGGGATGCCTGTTACGGCCCAAAATTTGGAAATCGCAAGTTCGTGGGCGGTTTCTAAGCAGTTGATCCCCGATGAGAACGCTTTTAGAGAACAACAGCGGCAACAGTTACTACAGACTCTACAAGGCGGTCAGGGTGGGTTTAATTATAACGGTGCCCCGCCACCTCCCCCATCTACCTCAAATATCCAGAATGGTGGTGCCCCTCCGTCGCAGTTAGATATGGCCGTTCGTCTTGCGCCACAGATGTCTAAGGAGGATCTGGAGCGCACTATCGCGGCCCTAGGCGGGAGAGTTTAATTTATGCCTTACACCATCTATGATCTAATTCCGGGCGGGATTAACTGGTTCAAGAATGAAGCTGATTGGGCTCAAAAGGCCCCCGGTCAACCTGCGCCACGAAACCCAACGAAGCCCACTAAGCTATGGCGAGATCCTTCTCCGATCTATTCTAATCCCTTTGGTTTCTGGGGGGCCGTTTCTGGGGCGGCGTTAGAATATAACTTCTTCGCGCGCACACCGGAGGGTAAGATTGCGCTCACACCGATTGATCGCAACAACCCCCTCTTCACTTCCACCTATAACTACACCGTCGTGAATACCCTAACAGAACATGCGTATATGTTCCCCCAGGGTGTTCCGTATATCGTTAAGAAGGCCCTTTCACCCTCGGAAGCGGTAGAAATTAACATCGCTGGGAATCCCCTTTTAGCTCCCATCGATTACCCCGTTCGGGACGGTTCCTTCGTCTTTATCGTTACTCCCTCCGGTGACTCCGTGATTGCCTATGATTACCAAGAGTTCCTCCAGATGGCTAAGCCCCCTAAGATGAACGACGAAGATCGCGTCATCCTAGTGGGGAAGATCGTCGCCACACCGGGGATGACGGCCTCTAATAAAATTGGGGCGATCCGAAAGGCTATCACCGATTATTACCCCTCCTTTATAATCACTTAAGGCTCTCGATCTAAGTTACACGTGGGGGATCATTAAAAATCCCCCATGTTATACTAAAATTGAAAGAGAGAAAACTCTAACATATGGCATACGTACCTGTTGGTGTAACGACTTCGAGCACTGGGCTAGCCCACCTAGTAGCTACGTACTACTCAAAAGTGGGTCTTGACCGGGCACAGAAAACGTTTCGCTTTAAGGAACCTGCCTTTAGCGATATGATGCCCAAACGAGTGGGGCGCACCTGTCAGTGGTTCCGTTATGACAACATGACGGGCTCCACTACCCCCTCCCGTGAAGGCACCGTGGGTACGTCTCTGACGATGACTTCTAAGATCGTGGGTGGGGATCTGTCCCAGTATTCCGCGTTCATGTCCCTTTCTTCCTTCGTCCAAGATACCGCGATCGATCAAATTGCGGAGAACGCCTCTGATCTACTCGGTTACCAAGCGGGTCTTTCTAACGATCTAATCATGCGGGCCGTCATCGATAACTTCAATGCCTCCACGGTGATTAGCGCGAATGATACTTACCTAACGAGTGAGGACGTTCGCGGGGGTTACACCCGCCTCCAGGGTCGTGATTTTCTCCCCTTCGACGATGGTAACTTCCTTTGTATCCTTCACCCCTATACTTGGTTCGACGTTGTTAATGACCCAGCGGTGAACGGCTACACGGATATGTTCAAGTACCAGGGCGCGCCTAAGTTCCTTAATAGCGACACCAATGCGCGTAAGCAGGGTGGGGATGTGTTCAACGGCGTTAAGTGGCTCCGTACCACGAACGTGAATGTTACCGCAGGTTCACCGAATACCTATCGCGCGTATCTATTCGCAAAGAATGGCGTCGGGTATAGCTCCCTAGAAGGTGCCGCACCATCTGACGTTACCGACCCCAATACCCAGAAGTTCCGCATCAACACCATCTCCAGTCGTGGCCCGACCCCATACGATCCCACTGGCGAAATGGGCACCATCGTTTCCTACCGCTATACCTTCCTAGGTGTGGTAACTGAAGGTCCCTCTGGTATCGGTGGTAACTTCCGGTATGTAACCTGGGATGTGCCGACGCGGTTGGGGCTCTAATAGGAAGAGGAAAAGAAAATGCCCACATCACTTAAACTACTCGGAAATGTCGCAACCACGGGATATGCGGAAGGTACTTATAAAACCCGCTTTGTCCTTAATCAAGCCACCGCCGCAACGGGTTCAGCCACCTTCGTTATCCCCTACGCTGGCACAGTAACGGGCGTCTTTGCATCCGCACTTTGTACCCAATCTTCGGATCGCACGGATACTATTACTGTAACGAAGCGCCCCCAGAACGTAGCGGTTGGTTCTGCTGTTAACGTCCTTGGTACTGCGGGGGTGATCTCCTCAAATAACGTCGCTGGTACCATCACTCGCTCCATCGGCTCTAGCGGTGTGACAGCCTTTACCACGAGTGTTAATCCGGTTCTAACTACAACCGCCGCCGATCTTGCTCTAGCCGCTGGGGATACTATTACCATCACCAATACTACGGCTGGTGCCAATGGCTCTGCTGCAACCCAACTTAGTGTTGTCGTAGAGGTGGTTTATAATCTAGGGAATGCGGTGGGGGCCTAAAGAATGAAAAATAAACCCAAGCCCATGCCCGCGCCAAAGCCGCCCCGTAAAAACTGTTAGGTTAGTCTCATTCCTTCGTTCCTTCTTTCACGCGCCCCAGGGGTAACTCAAACCTTTGGGGCGTTTTCCTTTAACTGCGTGAAGGGACGAAATGAGGTAAAATTGAATAAGGGAGTTAAAAAATAACGAATGAGCGCACCTCGGAAATCAACGGCAACTGGTACTATATATTGGTCCAATGGGGATCTCTTTGATGGATGGCTCCTCATAGGGGTGGTGCCCCCTCAAAGCGGTGGAACAAATTGGCCCACCGTGAAACCCTCCGATATGGTGTCCCCCATCGCGCTCCCTCCGTTCTATATGATTCGTATCAAACTTGGGACCCCGGAGACGAATACGAAGGTTTTCTATACGAGTGATATAACCCCTCCGAATACGGAGTATGTAGCGTGGTTGTGTGATATTAATTATCAACTAATGACCACGGAGCCCTCTACTACGTTCACTGTCACTTCGACAACGTTTGAGCCCCCTACGATTGTTGCTGTGACGACATTCCCTGGAACTCCCCCGGAGGTAAATTAAAAAATAACGAAATGGAGCATAACCTAATCACAGTGATTCGAGAAGAATTCGATAGGCTCATCGAGAAATTAGAGGTTGTTGTAAATGGGCAGCAGGATATGTTGAAGGACCACGAGAACAGGATACGTCACGTGGAGAAGTATCTTATGGGCGCACTTGGGGGCTATTCCGCCCTTTTAACACTTTTTACACTTTGGAAGGAATTTATTAAGTAGTATGGCTGGAAGAAAGCACGTAGGGATCGTAGACGAAGATAAAGCGAAAGCTCTTAAATTCTTCGATGATTGCGCGCGGGATAAGCAAAAAGTAACGGATTGGCTTGAGGAACAGCGGCGTTC